ATCGACCGCAATATCATTGTTGGTAGTAGCAGTGAACTTGTTAGAAGCATAAGTTCCTGCAATCTGTGTATTGCCAAACTCGCCAGAAGCATACACGAACACTGTACCTGCCTTTGCGCCAATAATATCAAGTTCGCCAGCAGTAGTACATTTAATAGTTTTCTTCACGGCATAAGCAGCGGTATTATCAATAGTACCATCAGAGAACAGCGCATAAGCCTTGAATGGCATAACCTGTGCTTCGATAGTCATAGTACCCTCAATTGGGTTATGGAACGCGATTGCACGCACACCTTTCTTCATAGCATATACACTATCGCCAGAAAGACCAGCAGTAGTGGTATTAGCTGTGTCGAAGAATAAAAACGGAGCCATCGTTTTCAGTACACGAATATCTACATCAGCGCACTGTCTATTAGCTTTATTAATATCAGGCATAATAAATTCCTCCTTAAAGACATTAAATGTCTATTTTATCATTTTGTTTATTGAATAAATTTTTATACCAAAGCGAGGGATCAAATTTATTATCTTCATCGCCCCAAACCGCCACACGTACAGTATTTAAATAATGTACATCATCGTTTTGTGCTTTACCGAATTGGTCATATAATTGAAATAGCGTGGCATCCCAAATATTGACAATATTCAATCCTGCGCTTTTCATCGCAGTGGAAGAAATAATGTTAGGCAAAGTTAAATTTATATAATCTTTTAAAGCCTTTTCTTTTTTTTGTTTTTCTCTCGCCTTTAGCATCCTCTCATATAACCTTTTAGCCTTTGCGTTTTTGAATTTTGGCATTGGTTCGTCTAACGGATCATCGCTCTTTATACAAAGAATTTGCTGAATAATATCTATTACATCTGCAAATGTTTTCGGACTAATTCTTCCGACCATAATATTATCTATTTCAATTTCATATGGTGGTGTTTCATAATCATCTGTATCTAAAATAAAAAAAAGATTATCTTTAAAGATAACCCTCTCCATAAAAAAGAAATTAAATATTTCCAAATATGTATTTGCAATAGATTCTTCTAAAAGAATAATGTCATAAATAGAAATATCACTTTTTTGTTCATCTGAAAGCATATTCCAATATTCAGCACCTTTGTCACCACATAGAAGAGTATAATAATCTTTTGGTGTTAGTTTTAAATATACTTGATACATACCGAATTTAGGATATGTTAGTTTACCTATGTCACGCAAAGTAGGTTGTCTTAATGTTCCGATTGACAACGAAATCGGTTCTGGACATAACAATGTAAAATAATCTAATTTCATCTAAAATTACGTACACTGAATGACATAATGCATCCATAAAATGTAACCGAGTTATAGATATCTACGTTGTCTAATGATAAATCACCTATACCGAACTTTTTTACAATACTATCGTCTAACAAAGTTTCTTCTATCATTTCTGAAAGAATATCGGCGCGATTGCCATAATAACCTTCTTTCACATAATCCTCTAAAATATCACGATGACAAATAGCATATATCAAAACTTGAATTATTTTTGTCTGAGGTCGCAATTCAGGCATTATCACATCAAAAAAGATATATGTCGTAGTGTCTTTAATCGTTTCATCTATAAATAAATGAGAATTAACATGTTTTTGAAACTTTGATAATAATTCTTTCGGAGTTAATTCGCTCGTATCGCCTAAAATAATTTCTTTAATATTATTAGATTGCAATAATGCATTTGATATACGAGTTTTGTAAATACCTCTTTCTTTAGTAGTTGATTCTCTCATTTATCTCTCCTTAAATTAGTCCAACGATTTGAATTTTTATTTTTGTTCTTTCATCGCCATTTAATAATAACTCAAACGATTTATTAAGCAGAGAATAGTCATTAACTGAAATCAATATTGTGTTATTGATATAATCAACTTGCAATCTATCTTCAAACTCACAAATGATAGTCCACTCAGCATCACCATCTATGATATTCCCTTCTTCATTGTAAAATACCGCTGTAAATTCTGCTGCGCCAAGACCAACAAATATTTTTGTTTCATCATAAACTATTTCACTTGTAGAAATAGTTGGCTCTTGTTGTCCTTCATTCCCTTGTACTGGAATATCGTTTATATTTTCTCCGTGTTCAGATTCAAGACATAACCAATATCCCTTATCACCTATTCGATAGAAACCATCACCGTTATGTTGTTCATCTTGTGTAACAAGAATTTCATAATGACCACTATCTATATAATTGTATAAAACACTATCATTTCTTGTGAGTTGATATGTAATAACTTTATTTGAAGTAACTGAATCTACGTCATCTCCTATGTTTCTTTCATATACTTGGATACGTTTATCAATGATAAATCTTTGTCCTGAGTCAAGTAATAAGCATTCATCATCATCTGGCATACATATTAAAAGTTGATCTGTTCTTATAACATAATATCTATTATCTCTTTGACCGTTGTTGTACTGTGAAGCCGATTCAATATTCGCCCATCTTTCAATTACTTTTCCTTCTTTATTAACCCAAGACATAATCCAGTTGCATAAACGCAACACGGCTTTTTCGTACATGCCATTATCATCTACTAAACCGACAATTAGCCAATAGCGATTTTTATATTTAATATAATTTCCTGCTTTACAAGAACCTATTGGAACTAACAGATGTCTTGTAAATGCTTTCAGCTTTGTATCTTGTACTGAGTTTTGTATTATTGCTTTAATAGGAGAGCAGATTGATAAATCTGCGTTACAATATTCAACATCTATCGCAAGAGGACTTTCAAGTGCTTCTGAGAAAGCGTCTTGCGAAAAATCCATAACTTCATCTTCAAATCCGCTTGTTTGTGAATATGGCGGTTTTAATAAATACCATTCTATTGCCATAAAATCACCACCTTAATTATATGCAGTAGGTTTTTGCATTTGAACCATGTATGCAGATTTTGAAGAATCGTATTCCATTTCGTTTCTCGCGGCGGTTTTTGAATGACCACCACCATCAATAGACAAATCTTTCCCAACTATGGAAACACGTTTATTGACTTTTGAAACTTCTCTTTCTTGGTACATTTGTTTCATAAAAGCAGCAAGCGTATCAATAACATATTGACTAATGACTGTATCAAAAGACATTTCTTCCTCGTTAAATTCAAGTGTTTCAAGTTCAGTGGAATAACGAGCAACTGCCTTTTTCAGCCATACTAATTTGAGTCCATCTGGAATTATTTCTTTATCGCGAAATGAACTATCAAAACTATCGAATACCTCATTGGCGGTTGTTCCTTCCATTTGAATCACCTCATTATTTAACGAATATTCTTTTCGTCTTGTTCTACTTTATCCATTTTATATCCAGTGTAAGTTTCGCAGAAACGGATTTTACTGAAATCATTTAAGTTCTGTTTAATGATTGAAACCATAAGTGCATATTTCTCTGCACGAGTAACAATTTTCTTTTTTAGTTCATCTTCAAATTCGCCTTGATTTCTAATCTCGAATAACGTTTTTACAAGACCGTCACTAAACTGATTATCAGAATTAAATCCAACTTCTTTTAATGTTGGCTTATCTTCAATAATCAATGTTGCATGACCGCCATATCCGTCAATTCCATTAAACAGGTTATTGTTATTATGAATCTGCGAAATGATTTCATTTCTCGACATTCTAATAGAACCCCTACTCGGAATGGTTACATCTCCGACAGTAAGCATTCTCGCAAACCCTGTAGTCCATCCTGCAATACTTTTAACCGTCACTTGCTGTTCCAAATTTAATGGCTGTTCAACTTCTTGCGCCACTACAGTTTCAACTTCTTTTGGCGTTTCATTTAAGTTCTCTTCAGAGACTTTCTTCGCCGTTGTAGTTCTTCCCATACTTAATACCTCATTTCAACTATTTTTCTGTTTTCAACTAAAATTTATGTTTAGCTTCATTATAAGATTTGATTAGTGCATCCAACTTATCTGATTTCTTGAAAACCCAATAGCGATTTCCTGATGATGCATTAACTTTTGAAGCATAGCACTTTTCATTAAACGCGCACAAATAATGGAATAGTCTTAAAGAATAACAATAAAAGTTTTCATTGTTTTCCATATTTGCACCTCTTATATTTATGCCGCGAGATTGTCTTTAAGAATCTGTTCTATGTTATTAAAATCTTTATACCAAATTTCAAGCAACTGGATTTTGTTATCATTTGCATATTTACGTTTACGCCTATCATGTTCTTTCTGATATTCAAGCTGTTCGTATGATTGAGAATTAGCTGTGCCATCATGAAATTCGCCCTGATATTCAATAAGTATATTGTTATCTGGTAGATAGAAGTCATATGATAATAATCCACCACCAATACCTTTTAAATCAGAAAATGATTTTTGCCATTCGAAATTAACATCGTTATTTTCAAGAAATGTTAGAATTTTCAATTCGCCTTTTGATGTATTGCATATAGGACAGCCAGATGGACTTCTTTTCCCTATAAGATTATGTGCTTTAGTTTGCCAAACGTGTCCACATACTTTACATCTACATGTTATTGGTTCATCATCTTTTGTATATCTGCTTATAATATCTATTGTTCTATGATTCAAGTTACGTTCATTAAACTCGCTAATGAATTGTTCGTGAGATTTAATTCGATAATTTTGAACATATTTCATTGCACAATTTTTACATCCATAACCTCGAATTAACGAATAAGGCATCGAATCCCATTCATTTCCACATTTTTTACATTTGCATTTAATTTTCGTATGAGAAGTTTTGTATTCACCAACAATTTCTGTATTTGGATTTATACCTTCAACTTCCTTTATAAATTCATCGTTTGTTTTTCTAACACATTCAGAAACATAATCAATAGCACAATATTTGCATCCGTGTTCTGATTTAAGAATAGACATAGGCATTATTTCAAAATCATAGTCATGTATGTTGCAATGAAACATTATTGGCATTCTCATTTTTCTATAACGACCGATTACGTCTATATGTGGATGTTTCTTTTTAACATCATTAACAAAATCTTCATGTGTAATTACTTTAGACATTTATACTCACCATCCAATATAAAAGAGGACTGCCTAAACAGTCCTCTTTAGTGATTCAAGTGGCGAGTAATTATCTCGCAAACTTGTTATTTAATTAGTCTAATCCCCCAACGTTAGTGTCATAGAACATACCTATTTTATATTCCTGACCCTTGGCAAGATCACATCCAACCTCGATGTCGAATCTACTCTCGACACGACCATTCTTCACATTGTTACCAGTGAAGGAAGTCAGACCGCCACGAGTGTAAGTAGCGATAGGAGACTGCGCACCAGCAGGAACAATGAAGCCAAGACCAGCAGGAAGCATAGTCTCGAAATCAGTACCAGCCGCATTCAGAGTAGTCTCATCATACGGATTGTCAATTTCAGCAAGAACAGCACCATTGTACATTCCAAGCAGACCATTCTGAGCGATCTCATTCATCTGAGCTTCAGAAATACCAGTGATAGTATTAGAAGCGATAGTGCCAACGTATCCAGCCCAAGGAGTGAACTGAGACAGAAGAGCATAGTCACCGATTACGGTTGGGCGACCAAATCTACGAATCTTGGTCAGAACGCCATCAACGCCAGCCTTTGTCAGTCCAGCATTCTCAAAAGCATACTTCACGCCAGTAGCATCATGAATAGCTTTGTAGATTTTCTTGATAATAGCACGGTTAGCCTTGTTGCGAATATCAATACGAACCTGTTCCATGCCCTCGTTCTCTTTGGACATATCGCCAAGTGCGACTCTACGATAATCTACAGCATAGCCACCCGAAACAGTGAATGTCGGAACAGGATAAACTTCCTTAACGATAGCCGAAAATACAACATCACCACCAGCAGCCTGTTCGCGAGATTTCTCGCCAACATGCTTGTAAACTTCACGCTCGATAGTCTCATCGAAACCAACAGCCTGATAAGAACCGAAGATAGAAAGCATCTTCATTTCCTGAAGCAGAGGAGCTTCGATAACAAATCTACGAAGTGTATTCAGTTCAGCAACGGCGTTGAAATCACCATTCTCAGCACGAGCGCCAAGCTCTTTAATGTAATTAACTGCTTTATCTGCGCCCTTAATAGCGCCAACTTCTTTGCCGTTAACCATAGCAGAGAAAACTTCGGACACGATAGATGTCGCACGCATTTCTCTGTTCAGGTAATCAGCATCTTTACGAAGATTGTTTAACTCGTAAGTAGTATTCATATTATATTACCTCCAAATATAATTGATAATTACGCTACCATAACAACAGCCTTAACAGCCTTTTCCGTAAGCGTAACCTTGTCAGTAACTTTAAAATAAACGCCTGATGACGGGGCAGTAGAAGCAACCTCAAGAGTGCCATCTGTCTTAGGCTTCAGCAGAGTAGTTCCAGCGGTAATATCATCATAGTCAGCACCAGAAGCATAAGTAATATGCTTCTCATCAATAACAAGTTTCTGACCAGCCCAAGCGGAAAGATCATAACCATTCAGGTATTCTCCAGCCTTAATTGTAACGCCATCTTTATACGCATCGTCACCATTGATGTCGTTAAGAATCACATAAGTAATTCCATCAACAGTGAGGAAAGAATTATTAACAACATCATTTTGGGATGTAAGGACAGGATTGATTTTTGCAATATCCAGCATTCCTAAAGTTTCAACTTTACGATATTGTTTGTCAGCTTGCTAATTCATTTTGTAGTATTTTTTCTATATTTTCATACTGTGTATAAGGTATTCTGATTAATCTAATATTATTATCAATACAAAAATCATTTTTAATATCATCATGCTTTTTAAGTTTATCTAAACTATCATTACCACCGAAAAAATCTTTTGCAACGTAATGTTGTATTCCGTCATATTCTATAGCAACATTGTATTCTGGAAGATAAAAATCAAATGGTAATACGCGTACATCTTTGCAATCTTCAAATGTTTTTTGGCATTGATAATCAATTTGTTCATTATTTAACCAATTCTTTATTTTATTTTCTCCACGAGATATTGTGCAGTTAGGACAACCATTTCCACCATCTAACATAGTATGTGGCGCACTTGAAAAATACTTTCCGCATTTTTCACATAAACACAATATCTTTGTTTTATTATTTTTATATTCACCGATTACTTTAATATCTGGATGTTTATCTTTCATTTCTAAAACAAATTGATCTTGCGTTTTTCGCATCAATCCACTACACACAGGACAACCTTTGCCGTGTAATAATGAATTTGGAACTGGTTTCCATATATGTCCACATTTTTTACAAGAGACTTCTATGGGTATTCTATTATTTTTATATTCACCTAATACAGTTATGTCTTCATTTATATCTTTCATTTCAGATATAAATTGTTCCGTTGTTTTGTTTGCACATCCAGCGCAATTAGGACAACCATGACCCATATATAAACTTCCGGGAGTAGAACTAAATTCATATCCACACACAGTACACTTTAAATTTACTTTAGTTCTACTATTCCTGTATTCACTCAAAACAGTTAATGTTGGATGATTGACATTCATTTCGTGAAGAAATTGTTCATTTGTTTTTCTTCGCAATTTGACCACCAACTTTATTATTATATGAATTAGCAATACGGTTCGCTAAACCGCGCAAGTTATTAAATAACTTCTCGTACTTTCATACGAAGTCCAGACTATATCATTCATCATGCCATTTCTGGTTTAGATGCCCTCCACTTCGGATGCGCTTGCATCCTAACGGCATTTCAGCCGATAGTCGTTGAGCCTTCCCCTGTTCGGGGCTTGGTTGCTGATTGCCCAATCTATTTACTTTTCAAACCATCACACTTACACATATTTCATTGTTATGTTGTGGTAAAATAGCTATAAGGGTTTTCCAGCAGTTCAAAGGGATACATTATATTCTTTCGATATATAACGGACTATTCACATGGTATATTCAACCATGTTTCTAATCATTTTGATTTCCTCCTAATTTCAAATTAGAAAATGTCAACATCCTCTTCAGAAACCTTCTTTTCGTTGATTTCAGAGAAAATATCTTCAACTTCATCTTCTACGTGTTCAGAAGCCTTCTTCGCTTCTTCCATATATTTCTTACCAATCTCTGCATGAATCTTGTTCACTACAGAATTGATTTCGCTTGTAAGCGGATTTTCATTGAATGCGTCAATCTCAGCCTGTGCAAAAGCTTTCTGCTCATCAGTAAAGCCTTCAATAGCAGCATTCAGTTCACCAATCTTTTCTTTCTTCTGCGCATCTTCAAGATTGGATTTCAGTTCATTGATTTCGCCAGTAAGTGTCTCTTTTTCAGCTGTAAGAGCAGTATTGGCTTCATTAAGCGCAGTTACTTTAGATTCAAGCTCGGCAATGTTTTCATTCTGTCTTTCGATTTCAGCCTGAAGCTCCTTAACAAGCTCCTGAGATTCGGCAATGCGTTTTTCGCATTCCTCCTTCATAGCATTGATCTCTTCGGCGGAAGAATTCATTTCGCCGATAACCTGAGAAACGATAGCTTTGATTTCATTCTCACCCATCGTGAAGTCCTCCTTATCGACATTATTAGATTGATTCAATTCCAGTATTTTTGCTGTTTTGTCCGCAGGTCTAACCCCAAGCAAGGCATAACCCGAATACTCAAAAACCATAGGAATACGACCATAATCTTTATAGCCGTATTTGTAGATAATTGATGGATTATCACCTGTCTTTAGGATTTCGACACTACCAAAAGGCGCATTACCATCTTCAATATCTTCTTCAAGTTTTTCACAGAAGTTGTGATAACATAGACCATCAATAGTTCCTTCGCCAATACAAACAGTCTTGATACCTTCATCAGTCTCAATGTCTGTAATGTATCCTTTTTCAAAAGTACCGATCATCACGGCGTTTTCGAATATTGGTAATCCATCCTTGGTTTCTGTTTCGCCATGCCCATTGAGGAACGTTCTTTCTTCGTCAAGAAATTCGCATCTGATGCTTTTCCCTTCAAGCGTTGGGAGAGCCTTTTCGCAATATTCCCTAATCCAAGAAATGCCGTTATCGTTATATTCACTCGCCACACCATTTTTCTCATCCACGCATGAGTCAGGATAAATTTCGTGAAGTATAACCTTGAAATGTCTGCGACCATTTTTTGAATCTTTCTTAGAAAGCTCAAAAGTTTTCATTTCAAGTTGCCTCCTTGTGAACATATATGTATATAAAAAGAGGGCAGTAGTGAAACTGTCCTCTTGATATATTGAAAATATTAATTTTTAAAAACCCACCTATTGCGTTCTGCGGCAATTTCCTCGAAACCTAAATTCCTTAATTTGTCAGCAGTATCTTTATCGGTGGTTGCAATATAATGAAAATCTTCAGTGTTTGTATCCGATTTATCATCGTTTTTCAAAACCATGTTTTATTGCATCCTTATAAAATAATTCTTTTATTGTGTACTCGGTGCAGGAGTACCATTTGTGTTATTTGCTTTTGTCTGCAATGTACTGTAGTTAGAACTATCATCATCAGTAGGTCTGCCAACCTTATCATCTTTAGAAGAATATGTATAACTTGTTTGATGAACAGGATATTTGTTTTCTATATTATCTTCTAATTCTTGATCTAACAAAGCAAAATATACTTCTGGTGAAATTCCAGCAGCACTCGCCCAAAGCGACAATGAACCTTTCCCTTGCAAATACAAATCCTTTGCATTAGCAACCATTGTTTTTTGATTTACATAAGTAGTAGGAAGATACTTACATTCAACACTATTTCTTTTATCTTTTATTATATTCGCATTGATACATTTATTTAATTCTGCTTCGATTTGTTCTATCCATTGAAATATTTCTGAACTTAATAATTCTAAATTATTTACTTGCGAAGAATAGTTACCACTTCCAGAGCCATTAAGAAGAGATGCTGCTATACCTAAATCCATTGCTATTTTATCGCAAAGATTTGACTCATACTTATCATCAAATATATCTGTATTATTTGCATCAATACTGTTAATTTTAGTTCCGGCAGCAACAGAAAAGAATGAAATACCACCGCGATTGTTTTTATTCATTACTGCGCCTTTGACTTTTTCGTGTTGATTTTGTTGCTGTTTTTGTGACAGGGCAGAAGTGCCTTTATCTTTTCCTTCTGGAAAAGTTTGATAAATTATCCTATTATTTATTTCATCTAATACATTTCTTTTAGTATCAGTAAAATAATCACCGTAAAGGACATCGTTAATTGCAGCAAGAGCAAGCGGTCTTCCCCACGGTTCTTCTTTGCTACTTCTAATTTTATGAACAATAGTTTTTGTTGGATCAAGAACAACCCATCTTTCATGATTCCCTTGATAGTATTTATCTCTAATTTCTTTAGGATATTTTCTCAGTTTTCTATCAGCTTCTTCGCCTTCGCAATTATCAAAATATGATAAATCAAATGCTAATTGATAATTCGAGTTTCTTATCCCAATAATCTTTGTATAATCAGGAGATAGTGAAATTATTGACGCATTTATGCCTAATTCATTTATTTCATGTATTCTTTCAACGTCATAATTACTCATTATTTTTTCTCTTGATAACGGTCTTTCAGTTGTCTCGAAATAGTAAAACGCAATACCATCAACCATACCACGGAAAAGCGCATCACGCACAATCTCTTTATGCTTAATGCCTTTAAGCGTAGATTGCATAAGGAGTCTATTTCTTTTCTTTTTCTGTTTACTTTCTCCATAAGGAACTATTACATTATCAAGCGTAGGTATGGCAGTCATATAATCAACAGTGTTTGTGTAAACACCGTTACACCCATATAATATGCGAGATATTTCACGTAATACCTGATTGTTAGCCATTGGATCACGAATTAAATCCCTTATTTGTTCTGGCTTATATAAATCGAAAACATTCATCATGCCATAATATGAAATGGCGTTAAGACGATAAGAACGGAATGAGTTAAATTCATATTCTGTATTATCTTGTTTTATATCTTGTTGTTGATTGTTTTCGTAGTTTAGTTTTTTATAATTACTTCGTCTATTATAAGAGGAAGTAGTATTATTTTTGTTTGCCATTTAACATACCTCCTCGTTAAGTAGCAATTCATTGTCTAAAATAATATCAATATTATCGAAATCCTTATATGATATACGAATTAAATGGATATTATGATTTTTGCAATAGTCTGTTTTAATTCTATCTCTTCTTTGCGTTTCTACTAAAGCATTCTCCCCACCCCATAAATCAACTGCTTCAAAATGTTGAATACCATCATATTCAATTGCTATCGAACAATTTGGGATAAAGAAGTCAAATGGTAAAGTATATATATCTTTGCAATCATCAAATCTATATTGTGCAACATATTCTATATTGTTGTCATTTAAAAATTTTCTAATACGTTTTTCACCTTTTGATGAAGCACAATATGGGCAACCACGTAAATTATGAAGTAAATTCCTTGGTGATGATTCGTTGATATTACCACAAGATTTACATCTATATGCTATCTTTGTATCCATATTTTTGTATTCACCAATAATTTCGATGTTATTATTTATTTCAAACAATTTTTCTGCGAAAGAATCAGTAGTATACTTAGCCACGCCAGAACACACAGGGCATCCTGTACCAAATAATAAATTCCCCGGACGCGCATTCCATTCATTCCCACATTCTTTACATCTGCATTTTACTTTAGTAAATGAATTTTTGTATTCATCTAAAATCTCAATATTCGAATTTATTGTCCTAAGTTTTTCAACGAATGTTTCGGTAGTGTATCTTTCTTTCTTTGAACATCTCGGACATCCATAACCGTTTAATAACGAAGATGGGACTGCCATATATTCATACCCACAAATAGAACATGCACATCGAATTTTAATATTATTCCTCACATATTTGCCAAGTGGAACGATATGTTTATTAGCTTCTTTTAATTCAGCAATAAATTCATCATTACTTTTTGATTTTATATCTGAACTCCTTTTATTTGAACATAATGGGCATCCATGCCCTTTTAATAAGTTATGTGGAAACGCACTCCATGTGTGTCCACATTTAATACATTCGCATTCTATATAATCATTCGTCCTTTTATATTGACCAATAATTTTTATGTTTGGATTTATATTCTTGATTTGATTGATAAATTCCTCATGTGTTTTCTTCCGCATTTTAATCACTCCTAATAATCACTCATTATCTGCATAAAAAATAGCAAGTTGCCGAAACAACTCGCTACTTTTTTTGTATTTATATATTGATATTCCGTTTTGATTTCTTTTGACAAATGAATATCTTATTCCAACGCTCTTTAAAAAATCAACTTCTTTTCGCCATTGAGTTTGATATTCAATATCATAACTATTTTCACTCTTCATATTTTAATTTATAAATACACCATATTCATATTCTTCGTTGTTTGTGCTTAAATCTTGTGCCAGTTTGTCAGCAAAATAGCACAAATATGAAACAGAAGTATATCTATCTTTTCTATTAGAACCTTGCTCTTTAACAACTATTACACCTGTTTGATCTTTCTTCTCATATGTAAGTTCTGTTGTTTCCGAAATTAAAGCCTGCGTTTCTAAAAACGGACTTTCAAAAAAGATTTGGTCATCAGCAGATGGAGCATTGGTATATTCTGGCAGTTGACTTAAATATTCTTCTTGCGCTTCTTGGAATGGAATAAGCAAGTCAATTTTCTTATCAACAAGATAATGCCTGAAATTAACAGCAATATCGCTATTTAACTTTTGCGAAGCATTAATAACAAATATTCTTTCTTCAGCGCCTTCGAACCTTATTCTATTTGCAACACTTTCATCATTCATGCATGTCAATGGAACGTATTCAATGTCTCGTTCATCATCATACATTATATTGGCAAGCATATCATATATACTTACACCAGCATTACGCATATCCAATACTATGTAATCTGCTTCGAAATCTTCATATAGTTGTCTTATTTTTAGTGCTTGCTTAGTTGTGTCTCCACCTTGGACAGAAAGCATAAATGGTATCATTACCCTATATCCGTTATTAATTTCTTTATCTTCATCATCATTGCTTCTTCTATAACGAGTAAACTCTGGTATTAAACGACCACAAGAAAAGATAGAATTATCATTCTTTTTATTTTCAATAAAAGCCATATCACAACTTATGACGCGAATCTCGCCTTTCTGTTTAGGAATTGCATATGGATTTTTCTTACCAACCCTTACGTCAGTATTATCCCTTGGATAAAACGGTTTCTTCAGCCTTTGATTCTGTTGAAGCATTGAATAAGTAAAATAAGCAGAGGTGTTTTCTTTCACGCGTTCATTTAAAAACTCAATGCGCCAAGTTAAAGGGTCTTGTTTCTTTTTTTCTTTTCTAAGTTGTGTAAGACTTTTAATATTATGTTTTAATACAATGGATTCATCAAATGCCAATAATATAGAATTGTCACTAATAAACATTTCTTTATATGCTTGGTCAACAAGATTCCACATCCAATGACCATTATCAAGCCAACTTGAAGAAATATAAACATCAACTGCTTCATCTAATGCGTCTGGAACATTCGTATAGTCTCCAGATGTAGCATATGGAGCTTGTCTCATAACCTGAAAAGGCGATAAAATACTGTCATCAACAAATTTTTTAATTTGCCTAAACTCTTCACGTATTAAAACAGTTGACCTATTTCCTCTGCCGTTTTCGCTTGCAGTGACAACTTTAATTTGACTTTTGTTTTTAAACATTACAATAACTTCGTCCTGTGAAGTTTTTATATTTTCAATTTCATTATCAACCATTGGGAAATTTCTAAGAAATTTGTTAATCTTATCTTTGACAATCAAAGCAGATTGCCCTCGCGTTGCTGAACTTAAAACAACTTCAGAATACGAACGAAGTATACATATGCATACTGCATAAATAGAAATAACAAGTGATTTAGCAGCTGCACGACAAGCAACAATAACGCACAACTGGCTTACGCTCATTAAATAAAGAATAATTGACTGATATATATGTAAGTTTATTCCTAAGAAATCTTTAGCAAATCTATGAAGATTTCTTCTAAAAAAAGTATTCCATAATAAGACATGGTGCATATTTTCCTGATTATTCAGGAAATGACCACTCGGCATTTTCTTGTATAATTCCCTTTGTCTATCATCTGCAAACTCAGAAATTTTCTTTACTTTCTTTGTTACATATCCGCTCATTCTTCTTCATCGCTTACGAAAAATTCTTTATCGCGGTCAGTAGTTCCTAATTGCAGATTTTTCAAAGGTCTTAATACAAATCGTTTGAAGTATTCGCCAATACCATCAAAGTCCTTATAAAGTTTCTTATCTTTATAGTATTCCTCTGGCGTATACTTACTAATCATACTTATCCATGTTCCCCAACTTTCATTGTTGGACTCCGCAACATCTGACGTTGTTTTTAGTCCTGCTTGCGCAAAAGTTTTTCTATATGATTCAGTCAATTTTATATAATCATCTGTCCGTCCTGATTTCATTGCTCTCATCTGTTGCATTTTTGTTTGGCATAAATCCATGATGAATATCTCTTGATTGCTATCAAAATCAGGATTAGCTTTTTTCAAATATTTATAATGTTCTTCTAATGTTTTATAATCATCATCTGAGAGTCCAGAACCCCAACGCATCCGTACAGACTCAGGGATAGTTGTTACAGGTTGCTCTTCTGGAGTATTTATTTGTGTATCTATATCAAAAAGAAAACTCTCGTTAATAGTATTGTCGAAAGTTTTCTTCTTATTTTGAATGATATTAAGTTTTCTTATGTAATCTCCAATGGGAGGAGTAGCATCTTGATAACTATTTAAACAAGATTCTATGATTTTATCACTATAGTACATATCGTAAGCCATGCAAACACGTTTGACAGCCTTACGAATGTCACGATATTTTAATAAGTATTTATTATATACTTGTGCAAGACAATCTTTGCATATCGGCATATAGCCACTATTGTTAAATAAATCACTATAACTACGATAAAAATATGTTGGCTTTGAATCTATTCTTCCACATTTCATGCATCGATATTCTATTTCTCGCACAGGTAAAATATCAGATTTTGCCAATATATCCACCTCTTTATTTCAACTAATGTAATAATATCAACTATAATTATTTTGTATTATTTAATTGTTGCCAAAGATTTGAACGTAAGAACGCCAGCAACTCCATCTACTTCAAGATTATATTGCTTCTGATATGTTTTTAATGCTTTAATCATTTTATCGTTTGCAACCAATCCATAAGGTTCAATTCCATTAATATATAAACCGATTCCGAGAACAGTTGCGAGATCGCTTTTAGTGTTCAACATTACAACATATTTCTTTAAAGATGATTCCGTCTTTGCGCCAAAAATGCCATCTACAATTAATCCACAACCATGTGATCTGTTTAACGCTGTTTGAATAGCTTTAATAAATGCTTTCCTTGTGTTCTTTCCGTATTCGCCATCAACTTCGAGATTTGCATGAATATAATTGTTCAGGTGTACTTGACCGCATTTTACGAGATTTAACTTTTTATCTTTATTGATTTCTATATCTGTAACAAAAGGTAATCTATAAGCACAAACAAATCCGTTTATTGGTTCAACGAACGGTTGATTGCTTTTTAATCTTGCATCAGAACCACCGTCATATCTTTCATACATTCCATTTTCCTTTTTATTCCCGACAAGGAATACATGACCTGTTAAGAATACAATGTCACCAGCTTTAACCTCTGTCAACTTTGTTATTTTCTTAACACCTTGATAATTAGAAAGATATTTTTCCAATGCACCAACATTTCTATTTCCAACATCTTTTAATCCGGCATTCCATAGGATCATGTCAACAAGCCTGTCACAAGATGCTAAATGTTCATATTTATATACAGACGGTAAGAATGCAGCATTTCCATAATTCCATCCTTTTACATAATCGGTTGTCTCTTTAGCTATTTTAAGGAAACCAGATACATTTAAGGATAATTTAGAGTTTTTAGCATCTTTTAGCAATTCATTTAAAGCCTTGTCAGATTCATTTCCGTAAATGCCATCCTCTTCAAGTCCACAAGATTTCTGTAAAGCTAACACAGACTTTTCTGTTATATCACCGAATGAACCATCACAAAACTTAGAAGGATTGCTATAATATCCACAGTCAGCAAATCCCACAAGAAGGAGATTTTCTTGCAATGTCTTTACGTCATTGCCGTTCATTCCTTTCTTTAAATAGATTTCCTCTACATAGTCATATCTTGGTCTACCAAATCCGGCTACCCGATTTCCATTTCCGACTTGTGCATAACTATAAGAGTGTCTCGCAACGCAACCACCATTAGTTGTAAATCCATCTGAATTTGTATTACCTTCTATAGTATGTACGATCTTAGATGATTTATCTACACTTTCAACGTATCCTACATGGCATATTCTTCCCATAGAGGATGAATAGAAATAAATGACATCGCCTTTCTCTGGTGTAGTATACCACCTTCCGGCGTTTTTAAAGTAAGATGAGCCATCAGGAGTGTATCCAGTCATATAATTTCCAGAATTAGTTTGGCATAAAAACTCCTTTGCGTTAGCAATGCTACCTGTTACCTCTACGGCAACACCATCCACAAAATACTGACACCATTGATCCCCGTTCCCTGCTCCTGCTAACGGTTGAAATTTTTGATAATTTCCACTTCCTGCATCGGCAGTAAATGATTCCATATCAGCACTCGCATGATTTTTCTCTCTATACCCTATATAATGTTTTGCTCTTTCAATAATTTTTTCTGCTGTAATTCCCATACTATCTACCGCCTTATCTTGACTTACATCAGATGAATCTACATACTTTTCAATAAATTCTTTACATTTTTGATGGCGTGACCAGAATAAAGAATCGCCTACTTGGTTATTAGATGATTTATCGTTTTGGTCTTTCTTTAAAGAAGCCATTATTGCATCTAAACTATAATCACCTTTACAACGATTAAAGATTCTTTCAGCCGGATTCTTACCACCTAAATGTCTGATTTCGCAATACATCATGATTGCTCTGATATCTTTTGTATAATTTGATTCACAATCAGAAATAAACTTCTTCATCAGTTCGGCAAATAATTCATCTTGACATTTCTTTCCAGTATCAGTTGTTATTAATCTGATAAGGGTATTCTTCTGAGAAGAAGTAGGATTCCAACGAATCGCAACCCAATCCTTAGAAAGCATAGACTTGATTGAACCATTTGAATCAATTTGCTCAAATTCACTTGGATTCGCATCATAAATCAGTTGAATTAACTTCTTAGCTTCAGAACCATAGTTTTGCGCCCATCCAAGTGTTACTGTATATTCTTTGCTTGTATTTTCAAACTGTCCTGCATACGCATCGTATCTGCGATTGCCATAAATCTGACCACCAGATTCAACAGCACCGATAATGTTTACGAGAACGCCCATGTTTTTACTATTCATTTATTTTCCTCCACTAAAAAAGCAGAGCATATTTCGCTCTGCATAAACATATAATATTGCTACGCACCAGAATCGAACTGATTTATCCAACCTTATGAGGGTTAGCAAGATTCCAACCTATACCGCCAGCTATAAAACTGCCCCTGTCGGACTCGAACCAACGACTTCTTGCTTAACAGGCAAGCGTTACTACCAACTGAACTAAAGGGCAAAAATAAAGAAGAGTAGTTTACTCTTCTAAAAAATAATTAATTAACTTTTCTATACATTCTATTACGTCATCATTATGTTTATTTATTTCATATTCAAAACAAATTGAACCTTCTGCTGATTTAACAATGAGTGAATTAGCGTCACCGTCAATTAATGTTAAAATACCATCATTACCAAAATTGTAATATCCTTCTCCATGATATTTATTCTTTTTATGAAACGCTTTTTCACAACTTACATTCATTTCACCATCTATTATGACATAATATTCTTTATCGTAACCGTCATACGTTGAATCGTTTATTTCTATGTCTAAGATATTTGTTCTATCAAAACTTATTAATTTTTTTAATAGTTTCTTAGCATCTTTATAGAATAATACTGCGTACACAGTAATACCGTAACACGCATTTGCATACATAAAGTTAGCTAACTCTTTGTGGTTTCTAAAAGTAATTTTATTCATATAAATTACCCCATATTTATTGCTTCTTTGATTGGTTTACCAATTTTGCATTTTACTTTTTTCACAGGATCATAGTATTCTTTCTTTCCAGTCATGGGATTGTAACCATCTCTTCCCTTAAATTCTGTAACTTCAAAACTTACAAATCCCCGAATACTTACCTTTTCGCCTTTTACGAGAGCATCTTTAACAACATCGCCAAATGTTTCAATCACTGCCTCGCATTCAATTTTTGGCAAACCTAACCTTTTTGAAATTTCTTTAACTATCTCATTTTTTTTCATCTCACTTTCTTCCTTGTTTAAAATACTGGTTTCGTTAAGGTGCTTGCCACCAATTTGAAAGCATTCCACTTTCTTGCGAAATCAACTATTTCGTAAAGTATATGCATAGTTTTAACGATGCCAGTTCATCGGCAGATTGCTCCTTAATCCGCATAATTAAAGAATAGACAAAATTAGCAATCAACTTTTACATCGTAAATACAAACTAATCCGTTTTCGTCTACAACAGAAATAGTTTGTTCAGGTCTATTCTTTAGGCGTTTGTCTATACAATAATTATCTGAACCACACACACATCCAGATTGAATTACCTTTGTATCGTATACTGTAGTTAATGCATTTGTATGTCTATGACCCATCAATACGATATCTGGCTTAATGTTAAATATCATCGTGAACTTTTGAACCACATCTGCGACATTATCTTTGTCTCCATGTGAACTCATAACTTTATTACCACGTACCTCAAACATAGCAATATCGCAGTCTGTTAAGTTATCGCATATATAAACATTGTCACAGTTTTGCAATCTTGCTTTAAGGTAGTAGGGCAGTAGTATATCAAAATTTTCACCACGCAATGAGTGATCTTTGTTTGCTATGACACGAGAATGATTCCCCGGAGTTATGTAAACATATACATTATTGAAAGTGCCTGATATTTCTAAAATCATTTCAGATAACATCGAAGAAACCATAATGAATTGTTCTATTACATTCTCATTATTTTCTATTCTTAGTGTTTCGTGAATTAATCCAGAAATGATTTCACCGATAACAACATAACAATTCTCAGAATTATGTCGTTCTTTTATTATGAATAATTGATTAAGATAGTTAATCAATCTTTGCTTTAGAATATCCATATTAAATCTGTTATACCAATTATCAATAAACATTCCGGCATGTAAATCGGTGATATGGCAAATCAAGTCGTTATCGGATTCTGAAAACACATTGTGTTCATAACCAAGATCAAGCGGAACAACATTTGAAATCTTATTAGCAACTAAATCTAAAAATGATTCTGCTCTTGCCTGTTCGCGTAGTTTTCTGTTCAACTCTGTACGTTCGTCAAACATTTTTTGTTTTTCTTTTCTTAGTTCAAACTTTGCGTCACGCAATTCTTTTAAATATGAGTCATCCGTGTATTTATTAAAAACACCAGAATCATAAAATCTTTTTGCTTGCTGATATGATTTTCTGTATGCTGCTTCACTTCTGTATTCACTTTCGTCTTCTCTAAATTGTTTATTTATAATATCTGCAATTTCATTCCAACTTAATCCAAGTAGTCCAGAATCTTTAGCTTGTCCTAAACGCCATATGAACTGTTCCTCATTTTCATTTGATTGTTTTTCTAAACCGACATTTGACATGTATTACCTCTTACTCGTCTAAATCAGTTTCATCTTTGGTTGATATAGTAACGCTTACTTCTTCGTTTAAAAACTGATTAAACAAATCTAACACACTCACTGTTAATTCTTCATTACCATTTTCATATTCTATATATGTTTCATCATCTGCGTTTAAGACATACCCTTTTACTTTTATTACGTCTGATACTGTTCGTGTATGTTTATAATTGTTAGCCATTATCTCCCGTCCTTTTAAATAATATCGTCTATATCACAATCTATCCCAACTATATCTGTGACTACACCAAGTTTCTTTGCTTCTTCAGGATACATATACCATTCTTTTCTATATTGTTCCTGATATAAAGACTCTGAAATATGAGTTCTTGAAAGAACATAATCCATAATATGTTTTTCCATTTGATTGTTTTCAAATTCCATTCTGTCTTTTGCTTTGCTCATAGTATCATAAACAGAACTACTTCCTTCATGACAAAGGAACGTGGAATTTATAGTGGCGTATCGTTTAGTACCTGAAAGAAATATTAAAAATCCCATAGAATAACTTGTGCCAATATTAACGGTGTATACAGGAGTTTTACTTGCGACAACAGCATCAATGATTGCAAATCCATCACTCACAGAACCGCCAAGTGAGTTGATATAAATAAATATTGGTTTTCTATCTTCTATAGATTTACCTTTGTCATCACGGTTATATTTCATAATCATATAAGTTATAGATTCGGATGTTGATTCATCGATAATGTTATTTATATAAATTGTCCTACACTCTCTATCATATAACTCATCTAAATCACCTAAACAATAAGTTACTGTCTCTTTCATATTTTCCATTATCTCTTCTCCTATATATAAACAACCATTTCTTTATTGGCGCAAACGACCTTATATGTCTTGTTATTTTTAGATATTTGTTCTCTAAGATTTTCTGCCAAGCAACATTTAGAAGATTCAGAACCATGCACAAGTATGAGTTTAGTTGTATTTAATGAACTCCCGTATTTAACAAGGTCATTATGATCTGCATGACTGCTAAATGTTGACAAAGAAATGCAGTCTGCTTTGTTCGGAATGCGCTCTTTGTTAATACTTATAGTAGAACGGTTGTTATAATTTTTAATTCTATATGAAAGATATGACGGATTATCACCGACATATCCTGAAAAAATAATCATGCTATTGGTATTTTTAAGATGCTTTTTCAAATAATTAACAACTCTTCCGTTTGTACAAAAGCCAGAAGATGATATAACAATCTTTGGTTTGTTATCAGCGATGTAAGACTGAGACAATGCCTTATCTGAAACAAATTTTACATGTTTCCATTTGCGAACTTTGTTCCATAAATTTAAATTTTCTCCGTCTAAAATGCACGAATATAAATCACTTATTTCGCAACTAAGTTTTGAATCAACAATAATTTCAGTATTAAATGCATCATCATTATGGAACAGAATATATAGATTAGTCAGTAGTTCCTGTGTTCTACTAAAACTAAAACAAGGAAGGATAACACTTCCTTTTCGCTCGATAACTGTATTGATTGCCACCCTTAAATGTTCTAAATCAAATTGTCTACTTTTCTTTGATAATCGCTTATCACTCCCATATGTAGATTCACAAATTGTAACATCTGAAAAAGCGTCTGGTATTTCTGTATTTGGAACGTAATGATTATCAGTTTTTAATGAACCTAAGTCTGAAGTATATAATATCTTTTTGGTTTTTAATTTTCCTTTCAGTATTAGCTGTAATTGCGCTGCGCCTATACAATGCGAATTTTTTAACCATTGAAAGCCAACTGTATCATTAAGATTTATTATCGTATTATAATCATCGTATTCATACACAAGTTTCATTGTTTCTATTACATCATTTTCTGTATAAAGCGGATTGTATACTCTATGGTATTTCTTAGATAATAGTCGTGCTTCTTCATTCAAGATATATGAACTATTTAAAAGAAGTGACTTCATTATTTTTGCTGTATTACTTGTGACTATTATTTTCCCACTGAACCCTTCTTTGACAAGCCGAGGAATTAAACCAGTGTGGTCTATGTGAGCATGGCATACAAATACGAAGTCAATATCTTTTGGATTAAACTTAAATTTTTCACTATTAATCCTATAGCTGTCTAAATAGTCATTGCTACTTGACTGGTAGAGTCCACATTCAAGAAGTATTTGACAATCACCAAATCTGACAAGGTACTGCGATCCAGTTACTTCTATTGACGATTGACCTAAGAAGTATATGCCATCACGTTTATATTTCTTTTTTGCCATACAATTACCGCCTATTATTTCGTAATTTTTAAAACGGCGAGAGTAGGATTTGAACCCACGAGCCGCTCAACACGGTTTTCTGTTTTCAAGACAGACGCTTTAAACCAAACTCAGCCATCTCGCCAATCTGATAAATGGGTAGAGTAGGAGTCGAACCTACGATGTTTCCAATGTGCCAGATTTACAGTCTGGTGCAATCGCCAACTATGCATACCTACCCATGAATAAATGCATAGCGTCTTTATAGAAAACTGAATAAATATAATCCAACCAATTATCATTGATAATACGTAGTAGTTTGTTACGTTCTAACAATTATCTTCTAAGCACTCAAATATAGAATTATCCAATAAATAAGAATAATAAAAGACTGTATCGCTGGTTGAATTATCGAATATTGTAAGAATGGATTCTGAAAGTGAGTAGGACGTATAACGGAAAGCGCGAAACGCTTATCGATGTGTTTTGCATATAACCTATCTGATATTTTCCCAATCCAAATCTATGAAAATTATCGGGCTTGTTGTTCATCAAACATAAATTTTTTAAATGTAAAACAGATTTACATGGCATAAGGGATACCGCCCACGCAGCCTTATATTTCATCTGCGTCTGAAACGATTGAATTA